CTTCTAACTCCACCAGCATTTACAGCATATAAATGTGTATCTGTTCCAGCCGCCAAAAAACGATTAGCTGTATTATCTTCCCAAGAAATAATTCTTCTAGCAACGCCTTGCAAATTAACAGACTGCCTTTGACGCCATCCACCTATCGGACGCAAAGCATCCTCATGCCACCGAATTAAGTTTACATCTCTCCAGCGACCTTGCGCCATCAAGTCTGTTCCGTTTCGGTATTGGCCTTTTGGTATATTTAACGGTATAAGAGGCATTAATTTATCCCTCTACGGCTTAGTAGGCCAATCATCATCCTCTAAATGAGGCCAGTTTTCATGCGCTGTAATATCTCGCAAGGCTTGCCGATACGTTGTCATTTCGCTAGACATTGTAACGTCAGAAAGTGCATAAAAGTCTGTTTGCCCTAACTTAAAATCTCTTTCTCCTCTATTATTTGAGGCTATGTCTGTATCATATTCAGCAATTTGCTCAGAGGTTTTTGTCATAACTGTAAATGTAATTGTCCAAGCACCATCCACTAGTGAAGGTGTTTCGTCTTGTGATAGATACTGAGTTCTTTGAGTGTAGCTTGGTGGATCTGCATAAGTTACTGGTAATACTCCATAACTAGCAAATTCTTCATCCGACACATTTCTGTTAAACGATGTATTAGGATTTTCTTCTCTTAAATTTTGTACTGTATATGGGTAAGTATCTACTGCCCCATCAACTATTTTAACATACATTTCTTTTCTCCAAAGTTATAAACTTGTTTTCGTAAGGCCACTAGAATAGCTTGCTGAATGAGACTGCCAAGGATTAGTTGTTGTGTTCATACCTGGATACCCTGCCGCTTGATTACCGCTGTACATAGTGGATATTCCACTGCTACTGGTGTAACTATTCGCTGTATAACCCTGTGCAGAACCAACAGAGGATATAGTAGTAGTCGTTCCTTGTACAATTAGTTTTGCTCCGACCTGACCAGAACTTGCTAATTGAGGCAAATCTGTGAAAAGCATATTACCTATTATCATATTGGTTATGCTATTAGCGCTGTTTCCTCTGTATTCAAAAGCAATACTGAGTAAATCAGTTTCTCCCAAAGCATTGTTTGGGCCTTCAACCATATTAAAACCAGTTACTTGTCTAGCACCTTGGGTGTTGTAAATTTTATACACATAATTAGATGTGGGGTTACTTGCCAACATTCTAATTATATACATTGCACCAGTTGAGTTGTTTTGGCTATATGCCATTAAATATAAGTATCCATTTAAAAAAACCATAGGGTAAGAAAATTGCGTTCTGTTAACATTACCTGGAAGCTGTACATGCCAAGTTCCAATTGTACCGTTTGAATAATTCCATTTAATTAATATCATTTGGTCACTATCAAACATATATACTTCATTGTTTGCTCTATCAATTTGTCCAGGCGAATGATATTGGCAACCAGTGGATATATTTGATACAGTACCTGACCGACCAGTAGATTTTGCTGCGCCAAGATAATCCATCGTTTTAAATCGCAAATTACTATAAGCAACACCGTACCCAATAAGAAAATCAGTTGTCATACTTGTTGGAGAAATTGGCTCAAACAAAACGGCACTACCACTACTTACATATCTCCCAGGGTTTTGACCTTGAATATGGCTAGTAGTATACCACGCTGTTTCATTCCCAGTAGGATAGTTATAGGACATAAAAGCCCAACCATCAGAGTTGTGATTTCTGAGATCAAAGGCTCTATTACCAATACGATGCGTTTTGTATCCTGACGCCTGAGACCAAGCACTATTGCTGTTATAATACTGATTACCAAGTCTTTTTTCGTTATGATTGTAACCACTGGGCAATCCAGTAGCCTTTACAGCAGTTGAGTTGTCATTATTTTGCCCATAACCAACAACGACATCATCTTGCCCATTTCCACTAGCACCGACACTACTGTCAGATAAGTTTGGCTGTCCATAACTCCATCTTGCTTGATTGGTTTGAAAAATATTTGAAGGTGAGCCATTTGCTAAAACATTTAAATAAGGATCATAAATTGTAGCTTTTATTTGTGCGGTTGCTTGAGGTCTAATCTGCGAACAAATAAACAAATTACCAGATGTTTTTGTGGTAATCATATTCATTGGGGTCATGTAAAAATAAGAATAACCACTATATGCAGTAGCATTATCAAAATCTAATACATTTCTAGTTGCTTCACTACCACCCGATCCTAATGCTGTTCGTTTCCACGTTGACATAAATTTTAATCCTTATGAAGCAGCATCAATTGCCAAATTTCCGTACCATGTAGTTCCCCCATCATAAGAAAAGAATACAAGTACATCCGTTTCTCCACTTGCTGGCGCATCTGGCGCACTGCCACCAGCCCAATCTACACTTCCAGGCCAAGTAATTGTATGAGTACCACCAGCCGTAAGCTTTAAAACAAACCCAAACGCTGTACCACTTGCTGGTGGGTTGCTAAAAACAAACGTTGTGTTTTGGTTAGTGCTTAAAGCAAAAACATTTCCTGTTTCACAATCTACCGTTACACTAGAACCAGCCGTTAATGCTACATATGTTTCATTGTAACTAGTAGCTTTTAACTCTGCTGCGAGGGTAACATCACCGTTTGCGTCACTGGTTATTATAGAGCTATTATTAGAAGTTCCTAATGCGTTTGGTAGTGCCACTTCATATGTTGCGTTTGCACTATGAGGTGGACTAGCTACCGTTACACCATGTGAATTAGCTTCACAATTTAAGACAATCTTACCTGAGTTTGTATTGCCTTTGACAACAACTTTACCAGTGCCATTAGGCGCTAAGTCTAAATCTGCGTTAGACGTTGTAACAATATCAAAACCGTTTGTACTTAAATTAGCCGCAAGACCTGTTGATAAATTAAGTGTTGTACCAGTAATTACTGTACCATTTATAGTTGTAAACGTACCAGCAGCAGCAGTTGCGCCACCGATAATTACGTTATCTATTGTACCAGAGTTAATATCTATCCCTGTTACTGGCGTTGTGCCATCTAAAAGGTCATCAGTTTTATCCCAATTCCCATTTAAATATCCACCCCAGGCATCTTCATCACCGCCTACAGTTGGTTTTTGAAAACTATATGTTGTTGTGTTTGCTGGCATTTTATGCGGCCCTCTCTAAATAATCGGCATCTGTCCACGTTGTGCTTGGGTCAACTACATCTAACCATTTAAATCTTGCTGAAGAATTAGATGTAAACGTAAAACTTGTTGCACTAGAAAACAATCTTACCCTGTTATACTCTATATTTGTTGAAATTGAAATACTTGCATTTGATGCGCCTACATTTGACAGAAATCCTTGCGCTGTTGTTGTTAAAGTAATTGCTGTATTGGAAGCAAAATTTCTTGTTACTTTACCGCTTGCTGTAGCTGTAATCGTTACAGTTGTATTTACAGCACCATCATTAATATCTCTGTTTTCACCATAAATAAAAGAACCAAAAGTATTTAATCCATACCCTGGTCTAAATCCAGATATTACCTCATATTTAACGGCACTAACACTTGCGATACCTTGCAAGCTAATACTTGCACTACCATCAGCTACTCTAATGCTAGTTGGATTTGATGATGTAAGAGTTATGGATGCTGTTGATGCTCCTGTTACAACAATAACAGCCGCTGAAGTTGCACTCAAAGCTATTGCTGTAGAAGCAGCGCCCTGAGTAGTTTCAGGCTCTCCATACAATCCAGAATTGTAAACTCCAGAATTATATGTTGATCGTAAAGCCATTATGCAGCCGTTATATCTAAGTCACCTGTTGGTATCCGAAAAACATCACCATCATTTATTGCTTTAGCTGTAGTTAAAGCAGAGTGAATTATCATATTACCGCTTGTTGAGGCATCAATAACTCCAATGTGTGTTATCGTACCCCAGTTACCACCTGATGCCGCTGCAAATTCTACAGCAGACGAATTTGTGGCTAAATCATTAGTAACACTAAAAGCTACTGTTGCCCTCGCATATCCATTTCCTGATATCTCATTTGATAATGAACCTGTATCAGTAGGATCAGCAGTAAATAAACCAACATACCATGCTGTCGGCCTTGTAATGCTACCAGCAGTTAATAAATATTGTAAGGTATGTGTCTCAAAAGCGTTTGTTAAAGACATATTAAACTCCGTAAGATTTGATTAAGTGCATTATACACCATTTTTATATTAATAACTAGATATG